GCGATGATGATAGTAGCTTGGTCAAGCCACTTTTGAAGCAGGTTGTGTCCGTGGTATGTATGCTCACGCTCACTGTGGTCAAAGGTAATCAGGTCTTCCTGCCCTTGGTCAGTAAGCACACCTACCATAACCAATGTATTCTCTGGCTCAAATGGGTCAAGGTGCATCTTACCATCACGTTGTGTTACTGTATTTTCTATATCAAGTGTTAATTTCATCTAACTTCTCCTTATGTGCTTGTAGGTATTTAACTGCGTTAATTACAGTTGTCAAGTCATCTCTGAAACCACCAAGCCCATCATTACAGTGTTTACATATATAACCACGAAAAGTATTTGTATCGTGACAATGATCAAGTACCCATGTCCCCAATAGCTTTTGTCCATATTTATTTACTTCGTCAATGGTACGTTTACAAATAGGACATTCATAGTCTGCTTCCTGTGGATACAGGTTTTCCTTTCTCAACTCAGCAATTACTTTACGATGTCCCGACTGGCAAGACCTACAGGTTCTTTTAATTTCAGCCTCACCAGTTTTTGTGTAGGACATCTGTTGAAAGTTAGTCACAGGCTGTCTGATGTCACATTTGATACAGACTAAACCATCTTCACATAACTCATCTAGTTTATCTTCTAAAAAGAAATCTAATTGTGTCATGCCGTATACCGTCCAGTACGGTAATCTAGTTCGCAGTGTACAACCCCATGCCACCCAGATAACTTGTTCTTAACAACATTGAGGTGACGCTGTAGGTCTTCAACATTGGGGTCATCGTCTTGCTTCATTGGATTCTTTGCAATCAATATCATAAGGTCAGCTTCTGCAGCTTTACCTGTACGAGAACCTTCCATCATTGACTGATTGAGAAGAACCTTACCTTCTGCCTCTGCAGATAACTGAGACATATAAAAGACTGCACATTCATATTGCTTTGCAATCATACGAGCATGAATTGCATTAGCCTTTAGTGCCTCATCAGGACGAGCAAAGCCACCAGTACGAGCAAACTTATCGCCCATGTCTAGCAGAACAACATCAGGCTTATATGTTTTGCATACAGATTCAACCCATGCCATGTCACGTCCTGTAGCATCTTTAATCTTAATGCGTTCTTTTACAGGTGAGTATAAGTCACGAGCCTTTGCTGGATTAGATTTAATCTCTTTCATTGTCATACCTGTAGCGGCTGTAAGATAACGTGCGCCTACACGATGGCTACCTTCCTCATTACAGAGAATGATACAGTTAGCACCTTGAGATGCTAGACCGCCCGGTGATGCAATCAAGCTGGCATGAAAAGATGTCTTGCCTGTATTTGGTCTTGCACCAATCTCAATAAGATGTCCAGCATTGATACCTTCAACCTGACGTGTAAGGCTAGGAATATTAAACGTCCAACGTGCCTCAAGGTCATTCTTTGCAAGCAGTGTTTCAATGTCCATGTCATCCCACTCCACGTTAAGGTCAGGGGTAAAGTCATCATTGTATTGTTCAATTAAACGCCGCAACGGTTCTAGGCTCGTCTGTGTACCATTAACAAAGTCAAAGCCAATGTTGGCTACATCTTCACCAACTACCTGCTGAAACAATTTAGATAGCACTTCCTGTGCTACATCTTCACCAAGCGGCTGTTCTTTCTTTACCTGCGCAAACAGAGCCGCATAAGCAGTCTTCTGTGCAGTGGTCATTGATGGGTTGTTTGAGATAAACAGTGCCTCTACTTCATCAGGTGTAACGGTACGTTCATAACGTGACATAGCTGAATCAATAGTCTGCTTAATCTTACGAGCATCCTTGCCAAACAAACGGTCAGGACACCTAGCCCCACGATGATTGTCGTAGAACTGTTTATTCATTAAACTTCTAATGAGTGATAATTCCATTTAGCTTCTCCATATCTGTCGGGTTACGATATTTCAAATCGTCTTTAATGCGTAGTACACGAACATCGTTTACATGACCACGTAATTCTTTTGCAAACTGCAAATTCTTAGGTAGGGCATCGGGGTCTAATGCAACTACGGCTGTTGAGAACTGTGCAAGATACCCTTTATGCGATTCTTGTAGAGATGTACCAAGTATCGCAACCCCGACAAAGGATTTAATGCCACCAACCACGGCTGCACTCACACAGTCCTCAACAACAACTGCGACTTTACCATGTCCATACGAATATGGCAAGCCACTATTTCCATATCTTTTCCATTTAGGTAGACGCTTACCTATGGCACGGCCTGTAGCATCTACAGTTACACCATCGTGTATAACGGGGAAGACCACCCTATCGTCCTTCACATCGTACATCACACCTAATTCGTCAGGGTCTAACTGATAGCGATAACAGAAGGCCAGTACAGTACGTTTGTTACGATGTGGAACAATGTAATTGGGCATTTCAAATGTCTGTGTTTCTGTAGCATCTGCTACACTACGCATATTCTTTATATCCTGTACTGATAACCGTACACGAGCATTACCACCAACAGTACAAGATACTTTGTAGCAATTCCACAATAAAGCACCCATATTATTTGTCACAGTAAATGTTTTATAGCCACCACAAATAGGACAATTAAGCCTACGAGATTCACCATTAGAAACATTTAAGTCTTCTACATAAGTTTTCATGTTCATCATTATAATATCCTTATTATATATGTTTATATATAGTCCGTTGGGCAATGACGATGTTTTAATATCATATATTTTAACTACCGTCAATCCCTTTTCGTGCATTTAATGCTAAATTAGCACTAGCAAATGTGTTTTTCATGTATGGTTTAACTGACTGTGGATTAGCGTGTCCTGTAACCGACATAATTTGTGCCATATCCACACCCGCATCTACCATTTCAGTTGTACCTGTACGCCGCAAGTCAGATAATCGTAGTTCATCTGGTAATCCAGCCTCTTGCATCACCTTACGTGCTAGTTTAGGTAGCTTTGTAAGGCCGTAGGGGGCGTATACACCGCGTCTAGGGCGTGTAGAGGGGGCTACATACTCCTGAAAGCCAAAGGCCCCTCTCTGGTCTTCTAGCATTGATGCTAATTCTTCTGAAATTGGCAAAAATACCTCTGCCCTACGTTTTGATTGCTTGATGTGTACACGTTTATTGTCTAAGTCTAAGTCAGACCATTTCAATACTCGCATATCCCCTAGTCTCTGACACCATTCATAGGCCATATGTGCTATAAGTCCTATGTTTCTTGTATGAAACTCTGTGTACGCCACATCAAGAAACTTGAGTACCTGTTCACGTGTCCAGACAACCTTACGAGGCTTCGTTCCACGCCTTTTAACACTCAAGAATGGATTGATGAGGCACAATTCCATATTCAGCCCATGATTGATGGCAATACGAGAGGCAGACAAGACGTGGTTTGCCAATGCCACGCCTCTGTCACACCATTCATTGTACGCTTCTTTAGCCATACGAGAAGAAACTTTTTCACAATCACACTCGCCAAATCTTTTGTCTTGTACAACTGTGTCCAACATAATACCGATATGGTACTTATATTGTGCTTTAGTTTCTTCCCGCAATTGCTTGAAATCATAGGAAGAATAGTAATCTTTTACTACTCGTTCTAGTTTCATTATGCTGCCAATGCTCTAAATTGAGGTGCTTCAATCCACTTAGCAACTTCCTGTTCTCTAGCCCACATAGACTGTGCTTCAGTGTCGTTGCCCGTGTTACGAAGATTAAAACCATTACGCTCGTCAGCATAGCTGGCGTAGTTGGTAAAGGCAGAGTACAATGCCCAGAGATTACGTCCACGAGTGGCAACCTCTTGGTTATATAAGCTGAACATCTTCTCTGATTTATTTTCTGATTTAATTATAGCGTCCAGCAGATTTTTTACATTTTCAGCTTTTAGACTGATTGTTGCCCAACGCTGAAACATATCAGCAGACTTATCAAAGTCTTTAATGGTTGTCTTTAACTGATTAATAAACACACCCAAATTAAAGTTTGATGTATTCTTACGCTTAACTTTATCATAATCGCCTGTAATCATTCCATTAGTGCAAAAGAAATCAATCGCACCAAAGAACACCATATTACTACAGGAACCATCAATACCATGTAAGGCAATCAAACGAGGCGCAATGGTTGTTGTGTGCTTATCTGTTTCAATCTTACGCAACTTGTTTGGCATAGTCATGTCCATCATAGCCCATGCATTATTTTTAGCAGTGCTATATTTTATGTTCATGTTGTTGCATACATCAGAACCCAAGTGTTCAGAGATTGTGTTATGTGTTCTGGTAAAAAAATCACCGTGACTTGCACAAGTAAAGTCCTTACCAACAATCCCAAGATATTCGCCTGTATTTCCATTGATGACGTATTTAGATTTGTCAAACTTTGTAGTTTCAAATTCTACAGGAAAGTTTAGGTGGTCTGGAACCAATTCATTTGCTGTAAAGTCTAATGGCATATCTATTCTCCTTTTCTAAAGTGTAGCACCTGCTACAGTGCCAAGTGATACTGTGTTATATAGGGTTATAGACGCAGTGTCAAGTCTCAATGTTGAAATCGTGCTTAACTTGATCTGCGGCGGCTTCAAGTTCTTGAAGTTCATATGCAGGAATATACTTAACACCAGTATAGATACCGTCATGTGCAATACTTTCAGCCCATTTGTGTAGTTGTATGACGCTTGCAAGCAAGTCAACAGGAACTTGATTAACAATCTTTTGACGTTCTTTACGTTCTTGTTCACGCTTCTTTTCAAAGAAAGCCATACGTTCATCCATAGTCATATTATCTAGTTTTTTTGTCATATCATATCTCCTTTATAGTAAAGCAAGTAGGGGTAACACTACAAATATAAATACTACAACATCCATTGTGGCATCTCCCTTCCTTTGTTGTATCGTGCAAAAGCACTTTTGTCAACCTTGTAGAACCTGCGATAAGCAATGATAGGCCAGTTCTCATCCGTCTTTAGGTCATCGTGTCCACTGAAACACTGTGGATGTGGTGTCATAAAGTTGGTTGTGTCAGGTATTTTGCAGACACCAAACTCCAATGCATGATAATGCTTGCCAGCACCATGCTGTTTGCCATAGCGGTGTGTATACTCACGAAGCATTGCATCATATAGCCGGAAGGCATAGCCGTAGTTACGCTGGTTGTCCATTGCCCACAGTGTGCAAGGGTGCTTCTGATGCACAGGCTTGTATAAACCACGAGCCTCTGCATACTCAGGTGCATGATGCCACAGTGCAGTACATAGCATCTGTGCTTCTTCCAATGGCATCTTGACAATATGCTGGTCACACAGTGACTTAGCGATAGCATCGGGGTGATGCTCAATTAAAAACCTGTTCATGTGTCATTCTCCCACTTTATGTTGAGTTCAATTTCATTCCACGCAGATTCATAGGCAGCATCCCAATTAGTATGGTATCCTCTGTCTACGTCTTCGTCAGCCATTAAGATTGCCCAATGGTTAATGCAAGGCTCGTGGTCTAGTGGTAACTCATGCTCAATTAGAAATCTATTCATCTGCAATCGTCCTCATCAAATTTACAACGTGTTGTGTAGTATGCCATCAACAGTGCGGCAACCTCTGGGAATGTTTCCCAATCAGGTCTGCTACAATTCCACTGATGGTCAATCTCGCTGTCAAGCGCAACCAGTATGGCGTTGACTTGTTTCTTTGGTAAGTTAAGTGTTATCATCTTCATTCTCCTCTGCGTCTAAGATAGCCCAATATTGGTCAAAGGTATACACTTGTGTATCTGTTTCAACTTCCATTGGGTATGCACCGAAATGGGCATAGTGTTCATACACATATTCTTTGATGGCTTCATAGTCCACGTTCATCCTCATTCTCCTTCGGTAAGTATACATCTACATCACAGCCACAGTTAGGGCAGTGCAAGTTAGTCACCATTGCATATGTATCTTCACATCCATATGCTTCAGCATCATGGTCACATCCCCATATCAGTTCTGTATTACAGTGCCAACAGTTCATGTGTCATTCTCCTCATCAAAGTAAAAGAATATACGGCACTCATCACCCATGTCATCAGCAAGAAACCAACCTGATGGTTCAGCATTTTCTTTTGCAGGGCAAGTCAGCATCCATTCCCAAAACTCTTGTCGTGTCATCGTATAACTCCCAATACCCAATTCTCTGCACAGTTTTCGGCATACACCTCACTGTGTCCTTTGATGTTGCGTTCCTCAATGATAGCACCATCCTGCATCATGTACACAGTATAGCTACCATCAGGCTCTACAAAGACAGTCGCTTTGCGGTATGCACCCATGCCACGACTGCAATCTTCATCACTATAAAACTCATGCAACAGCATCTTCATTCTCCTCTGCGTGTTCAGCTATGTATTCACTAATACCAAACTCATCATCCAGTTCGGGGTAATCTTCCACTACACTTTCCACATCAGTAGTACACCAGTCATCACCATCGGTATATTCACCAATGTATCCCCAACCTTCATCAAGGTAACGTGCTGTCACCTCAAAGCCCATGTCTACCAGCTTGTCATAGATAGGCATAGGTGGTGACCATGCAGTGTAGAAGTACAGTTGTAATGTGTTA